TGGCAAAACTTTGCCCGAAAACTGCCAGATGTTATGTCTCCGATGTAATCGTACCAAAAGTTCTAATTAGATAGTATCTCTGGCATACTATCAGTAATCAGGACGGTGTGTTCATAATGGGCAGATAATCCCCCATCTAATGTACGCACCGTCCAACCATTCGGATCTATACCCACCTTATATCCCTTCTCAGTAATCATCGGTTCAATACAAATTGTCATACCCGCCTTTAGCTTTACTCCCCTGTTAGGATAACCATGGTTCAGTATCATAGGTTGCTCATGTATGTCCTTACCAATCCCATGCCCACAGTACTCTCTCACCACACCGTATCCAGCCCCTTCGACATAGTTCTGTACAGCACTTGATATGTCCCCTACCTTTTTTCCATTCCTTGCTTGTCTAATCCCATCAATTAAAGCCCCTTGTACTACACCTAACATGTCCTGTACTTTATCGGTCTTCTTACCTACCTGGACACTAAAAGCGGCATCACCGCAATATCCTTTGTACTCAACACCTACGTCAATACTTAATAGGTCTCCTTCTTTTAATTTTCTTTCAGAGGGAAAGCCGTGTATTACCTCGTAGTTAACTGAAGCACAAATAGTGTAGGGATACCCCTTATAGCCCAGAAAGGCAGGACTAGCGTCCTGGCCCCTAATAAAGCCCCCCGCGATAGCGTCCAGTTCATTAGTAGACACTCCTACCTGTATATGTTCTTTAAGTAGCCTATGTGTAGCTGCTACTATAGAGGCTGCCTTCCTGATAAGCTTTATCTGATCAATGCTCTTTATTATTACAGTATCCATGTTTAAAATTTTTTGCCCCGCTTTTGGACTCTAATGAACTGATTAATAAAGTGGTCTAGCAACTTTTTTATTTTTGCGGCGGCGGCTGCTTAATGAACCGCATTCCTATTTATACCCGTGGCCGGAGGCCAGGATTCGAACCTATGGAGTTGTACTCCGCTACCATGCGGCCTCGTCAGACTGTCGTACATACAGCCAACTCCCCCGGCATAAATTATTACACAAAAGCCAAAGCTAAAAGGATGCCGACAATGATGCCAACTATCAGGCCTTTCACTCGCTCACTCTCTACTGTCTTCCACCACTCGTCATCTAAATACTCCATGTTTATCTCCCTGCTGGTGACCAATTTGGAACTGTCCGTTTAACCTCACAGCCCTTCTCGCCTACTCTGAACTCAATATAGCTCACCTTACCCTGTCTGATTAACTCCTTTATTCTCTTCTGGTTCTTACTCAACCTACTCTTACCGGTCTTTATCTCTACCAAAGATACCTCATCATCTCCAAAGTTTACCCCATCAATTGGGGACGATATGAGTCTGAACTGTCTGGCATCAGGAAACGGCCACTCTTCTAAATAAGGTGCTAATTGTTCTCCTACCAATCCCATCCTTGTTTCGGAAGATTTTTTGAGGTACATTAGCTTTCCATATTCCTCGCTTGAATCCTTAACCTTTGCTCTTTCCTTCATTAACAGTGTACCAAGTACAAGTATGGCACCAATGGCCGATATACCCAAAGTGTATACCAATATAATATTAACTATCAATTGTCTTTTTCTCCTTCTTTTCTTCCTCCTTGGCTTTGTCGTAGTTGACTCGCTTCTGATACAAGCCCTCTAATTCATTAGCCAATGCGGTCTTTATTTTTTTTAAATCACCAAGCCTCATAGTGACTTCATCTAACTGGCCGTCATCTAGTAAAGTATTAATAGTAGACTCTATAACATCATAGGGATCAAAGTTACCAGACTGTACTTTAGAACGGGCTGTTGCTTCTACATGATCAGCAATCATGAGAACTGCTGACTCAACACTATTTGGTTTGCTTCCTTTATATCTGTACTTCTCTTCGTCACTACTTCCAGATTTAGTATAAAAGTAACGTACTACATTAGTACCATGATGCTGGCTAATAATCTCTATGACTTCCCTTGGAAAGTTACGGTCATTTACAAGTATATTAACGCTATCAGATGGATGTCTGGATATGATCTGATAGCTAATCCACGGGTCTAACTCTCGATGGGTATCCTCATCTTGAAGTTGATTCTCCGTGAAGTATTTAGGGTTAACCGTCTTACCTATATCATGGTACGTTGCTACTACTTTCATACGATGTACATCTAGCCCTAGGGCCAAACTTATAGCCTCAATCATCGAAGCCAGGCCTTGCGAATGTTTATATGTACCTGGACATTTCTCTCTTAACTCCTGAAGTAATGGGTATGAACTATCAAGCAGTAGGGGAAACCCCTCCTTTGTCGCAACCTCCTTACTACCATTTTCATCATTCATTTTAGACCTCCTAAGAACCTACTTGCTGTAGAAATCTACCAGATGAATCATAAATAGGATCCTGTTTAGGTATAACATTTTCTAATTGTTCTGGATTGGTTATAGGAATTACTCTGCCTTTACCTTTCTTTCTCATGGCCCCCCTATTACATGGTGAATTACCTGGGGCTGTAAAAAAACAGGGCAACTTCATAGTATAGTCAAACACTTTATACACTCTACCACGCTTGACCTCTTCGTGATAGGAAACCGATACAAAATGGCCCCTTTTGGACCAAGCATCGCTACCAGCGTCAGCTAAAGGCACAAGTACCACTAGCATCGACACATAAATCGTCCATCTTAATACTAGATTCATACAACTTCCTCTAAAATTCCTATATCACAGTTAGGACATACCTTTCGCTCACCAAACTCTGGATTTCTAATAGGTATTTCAGTACCACACTTATCACATTTAAACAATTTAGATTTTAAAGTGCTTTGTTCTTCATTTTCTGTTGGCTCAAGACGTCCGTTCTCTTTCATTTAATCACCCCCTATGGCATATAGTCAAAGAATGCTGGTTCCGTAGACAATATATAATTGGCAGGGAACTTCTTCGCACTTGTATTATCTTCAATAGTGAATCTATACTTGGGTTGGTTAGCCCAAATTTTTAATCGTTCATTTATTATCTTATTACCGAACCCTTGCATGCTCATAAGATGAGTGAAGTCACGTGGAAAGTTAAGCCTAATCCATTTCATATAACCTGAACGCATCAGGTCCCAAATCACTTCATCTTTTTTTACACGCAGTTCATCCTCAGTAGTTATGTATATCAGACGATACCCAGGATGTTTGAGTGCCATAATTTCATCGATATCTTTGTAATCTAATCTCTCTATACCACAAATTACAACTCCGAAATCCTCTACTACATACTGGACCATGCTATCACGGCCCAGTATGGTTTTCTTATGTTTAAGTTTAAGAGCATGAACCATTTGATCGATTCCTTGCTCAAGTTCTTCCATCTTCATTAGTTAGCCCCCTCCGGAGATTCATTAACCGCATCCTGATATTCTTTATTCAAATATAGTGGTGGTTCATCGACCCTCTTCTCAGTTTTGAATATAACCTTGCCACGTTTGAACGATACGTTAACGGTTGAATCCCCGTCTTCTTCTTGACCTAAAAGAAATTTAGCAAGAGGTGTTGCTACTTCCGTCTCAATACAACGCTTAAGAGGTCTTGCTCCATACTCTTCATTGATGCCTTCAGAATAAATCTTCTTCATAACACTCTTATGAAACTCGATAGTAGTGTCCTTATACTCAGTGTCATTGTTCTTCAAGTTATCATTGAGTTTATAAAGTTCTATATCAATGATACGCATATAGTCGTCTCTCCTAAGCGTTTTGAAGTTAACTACAGTGTCAATACGATTAAGAAACTCTGGCTTGAACTTTTTCTTAAGGGCATCTGACAATGCTTTGTCTTTTTTATCGTCAGTAATCGTCGCAACATCACCGAACCCTATAGTTTTAGTAATACTATCTACTTCTCTAACTCCGATGTTGGAGGTCATAACAACTACAGCGTCACTGAAGTTAGACTGCTTACCCTTACCGTCGGTTAAACGCCCTTCTTCAAGGATCTGTAGAAGCAACTCATGTACTTTATGAGAAGCTTTCTCAATCTCATCGAACACTACAACACAGAAGGGGTTCTTCTGCATAGCGTTGGTTAGAATACCACCAGCCTCATGACCTACATAGCCTGATGGGGCACCAATCAATTTAGAATACTCATGATCAGCGGAGTATTCAGAACAATCAATGGTTATAATGTTATCTCTACCCTTGATAAGCTCGTTAGCAAGAACTTTGGTAGCCAGGGTTTTACCTACACCGGTTCGGCCAGCAAAAAGGAACGAGCCAATAGGTCTTGCTGGGTCTTTAAGGCCCACACTTGCTCTCTGGATAGCCTCGGTCAGCCCATCAATAGCCTCATCCTGCCCAACCAAAAACACTTTCATATTGTCGGCAAGCTTTAACAGATCCTCTTTAGGAACGTCCTTAAACTTTCGCTTAGGGGCCTTCTTAACATACTGACTCATTGAAGATGCCGACGCCCTACGCCTTGGGTCTTTTGGTTTGTCGGTCTCTTCTTCAAGAGGCTCTTCTGCTAACTCTTGGGCGTTCTCAAAAGTTAGGAAATCATTACAGTACAAGCATAGCTCATACAATTCATTGATAAGGATCGGTGGTGCCACTCGGCCTGGGATACCCATCTCGTCAAGCATGCCGAACAGATCTTCAAACTCATCCACACAAACAGTCACAACAAAAGTCTGGAAGCTTGTTCTATTGTGAAAAAATCTGTCAGCAAGTAGATGTTCCGCATCTTCCTTGGCGAATTTCTTAACCGTGACATACCGGCCAAGCCTCTTCCACCATCTTTCCAACGTAGTGTATTCTAACTCGGTGATGTTCTTTAAGTTCTTCTTGGTACGCTTGATTCCAGAAGACGTTGGTTTGTCCTTATTCTCTATTTTGTCATCAGGTTTACCAGCCGAGGTCTTAGTGTTAATCTTATCTACCGCATCAGCCACTACATTTTGGGGACTCATGTTCCAAGTTTTAACTTGATCCAAAGGTTTGTCGGTGTCGTCCAACTTCTTATCCTTCGGTATGAGTTTTAGCACATAATTTCTATTGACGTACAGGTTGGAAGGCTCCAACACAGTATTCACTTCGAGAATGGCACTAACCAACTCATCTCTGATCTTCTTCATGTCAACCTGCTGGCCACCAGTAGTGCTGTTGATGTGAAAAAGCAGTTGGTTAATGTTAGCTATACATGTAGCTATAAGAAAGTCCTCGTAAAGACTTTTGGTGATCTTACCCTTCTCTCTCGCAAGATAGGCCAGCTTGTCCTCAACATCATCCTCGGGGATGTTTAAAATGAGAACGCGATAATCAGCTTCTTCAAGGTATTTAGGATGAACTGAATAATCATTATCGGACATTTATAATCTCCTTGAAATTTGACATTTTTTAACGTCGTGCTTTATCATTACCATATTTAATAACTACTGTTGCTTGACTGCCTTTGAGCTTGTCCTTTGTTGGTACAGTTTCAAAAGCTATACTGGCTGCCGTAAAAGCCTCACTTACCAAGGTGTCGTAATCAAGACCTTTAATACTCACTAAAGCATCCAGAGCGGCTTCTTGTACTCCAGACATGGTGTCTGTAACATCTGGCTCTGGAAAAGACTGTGGACTTGGGGTCCTATGTGGCGATGGTGGCATAGAAGGCTGTGCTGATAGCGGAGCATTGCCAGTCATAGGCGGTGGAATTGAAGGCAACGATGGCTTGAATTCCTGCTGTTTAAAAGATGGTGAAGGCATAGGTGGCGGTGCTGATGGACCGCCAGTTGGTCCTGGAGGACTGACTGGAGGTGGTGCTTGAGTATTATGCTGTGGCATAGGCGGTGGTGTATTCTGTGGGTTATTTGGAGTCGCATCAGCGATTTCCGAATCCCCTTCAAGATACAGACCACAACCGAATCTTGTACAAGCGTTTCTAATAGACATGGATAGGGCTGCCTTGTAAGCGTTACCTACGTCCACAATCTTGCCAGCATTGAAACCATCCTTGAATCTCTTAAAAGAACTGGCACCATAACCTTCATGACTATACCAATTCCCATCGTCCCACACACGCACATTTACTCTTAACAGAACCGAATCTTCAATTATTTCTTGAGATTGAACCTCTGTTGACCAATTACCACCAAAAGTTTTGTTCATACGATCTGTAATAGCATCACTTGGAATGTATTTAAAAGTCATTCCGCCCAGGCCTTTACGCTCACGCAACTCGAAAGGTGCGTAGAGTTTGTCCATTATTACTTGTTCCATTTTTTTCTCCTTTTCTGTTTGCTTATCTATAATATAAGCATCAAATTCTATTTGTCAAGTAAAAAAGTTGGTGGCCCAGATGGGGATCGAACCCATGACACGGACTTTTAGAGAGTCCCGCTCTACACACTGAGCTACCGGGCCTATTAGTTAAAATAACCTCTTCTGGTTAACCAACTGCTCGATTCTTAAAACAGATTTATCGAACCATTCATCTGACAATTCCATACCAATGAAATTTCTTTTAAGATTGAAACAGGCCTCTCCAGTAGTACAAGAACCCATACAGCAATCTAACACAGTACCACCCTCATTTGAATAAGTGCTTACAATATGCTCCATAAGCTTAACTGGCTTCTGAGTTTTATGGCCACCCTTTATTCTGGGATTCGGCACAATGATAACACTACGAGCACGTCGAAACCCATCATTTATAGACTCATGATCTTTTTGTTTACCGTACCCACCTTTAAAACTTTCGGCCTTACGCTTTATTTTGTAAGGTTCCCCGCTGGTTAGTTGCTCATTATACGTACCAAATTTATTATAAAAGACTAAAATAGACTCGTGAACAACTAAAGGCCTATAGTTAATACTTAACTGGCCGGAGCCCAAAGTCTTCTGCCATACAGTTTCGTACTTAAACCATTTAGGATTACTCATAACTAACTGACTGGTAAATGGTTGAGCAGCAGTGAATACTGCGGCTCCTCGGTCCTTAAGTACATGCTCTATACCTACCCACAATTCCTCAAACGGGATTATAACATCCCATTTATTCTGGGTAGTTCCGTATGGTAGATCTGTTACTATTAAATCCACGGAATTTTTTTCAAGCTCCGGCAGCACTTTCAAACAGTCGCCGTTGAACAATATATGGTTCTCTAATGTGATTGATTTTTTCATTAGCAGTTAAGTTCTCCAATACAGTATTTATGTCTGGCTTTAAGTAGAGCTTGTTCCATCTTGCAATTCGTTCGTACGCTTTACTTCGTTTATTGGTTTTTAGTCTGTATGTCAGCTCTTTCTGCCATTCTATAGCATTATCTAAAGTTAAGAGGCCTGGTAGATCCTTCTTACTTCCGTGCGTTAGTTCTAAATTGCCATATATAGATAACTCATAAAGAAATTCGTCTTTTGTTAAGAAGTAATCATTGTTGAGCCAACTCTCATTTTTGTTAATACATTTAAAAAAATACCCCCTAACATTCTCCCAGGGCCTACACTGTAAAAAACTGTAGTTATCTGTCTTGTCAGAGTACGATACTTTAAATTCAACATGTGCTAAATTTAAATTCCTAAAATCACCGCAGCTTTCAGTAGAAGGTACATCCACAAGAAAAGGATTCTCGTGGAGTACAATACTTTGCCATTTTGTTCCTCGGGCATTGCCTTCTACATACGCGTATAAAGCCATACTTCTCTCGGGCTCTGGCAGAGCCGCAATCCTATCAATATCGACACTTTCTCTTATTGCTATGTAACCTTCGATGCCTTCCTTAGAATAATATACTTCATTATTCATTCTTTTCTCCTTCCCCTTTGAGGTTTAACCTAAGGTAATACATAAATTGTATTTGTCAAGGCTTAACAGCATAACTTTTCCAAATATTAAGATCGCATACGGCGGGTGTGAGCCCAGCCTCATCTGCATACTTTAGAAATAGCTGTTCGAACTTAGCATAAAGTTTTCTGTTACTGGGTGTGGCCACAGGCACTTCATCATGCCCTTTACTCCGAAGGAACTTGAGTATGTGTGTGTCAAGCCCCGCCACTCGTGCGTTTCGCCTAGTATGTAGTATAAAGCATCTTGATGTCTTAGGTCCTATACCTCTGATCAGTTCAAGATCATCTGTTGTACAGAGTCTTAAACTATAACCACTGTAAGCAATCTGACGAAATGTCTCCGTCTTATCGTTATAGCATCCTATACCACACGACTTCAAAAGACCTGCTAAAGGCTCTTCCATACCTAAAGTGGCACGGGCCACGTACTGTCTTATGGCAGCAAATGGCCCATCTATATAACCGTCCATAGTTCTAAGAACCAGGTCAAGTCCTTTGGCAGCAGTCTTAGCTGTCTTACCCGCTGCACAGACCCAGAATAACATTTGCTCCTCCAACTGAGCATCAGTCAGAGTATAATTTGTGATGTTCTCTGGGTCAATCATGTTTCTTCTCCTTGAAAGATTCACACATTCCTGAGGCTGTTATCCTAAAGATGTACCAATTCATTACTTGATGGCATGTATTGTCTTCTTCATAATGATGGATACAGTCCTTATTTTCACAATGGATTGACATCGTTAATTTAGTTCTGTCTGTCTTATACTCACTGTCAACATCGTAAGTCATAACAACCTCATTCGTTTAAAAGTTTCACCATTATCTACAGTAGCAATGGCAGTCATCTCATTATCAATGTCTGGCTCTCGAAAACCGGACCACACTTTGTCCATAGCATCAAGCTTCTCTCCCCATTGGAGAAGTTCGTTTTCGTTTTTGACGCCTAGATAAATAAGTGTACCGTTTCCCCAAGACAACAAAGGCTGTCCAAGCAGGTACTCAGCAAGAGCATGACCGGCTTGAACAGCCTGATAGGTTTTAGGCAGATCTTTCCGCACTAACACATACATCTTCTGCATATTCTGTCATGATCCCTTCAATAATTTTTTCATTGGGGAGATTATTAGCAGCAGGGCACTCAATTTGATGTCTCTCACGCCCCCTAAGTTGACAATATGCAATGTGCTTGTGTCTAAACTCTCGCCTTTTCCCGTCAATCTCTCGTTCTATTTTCCAGAGTGACAAACCCTGTCTTTGGTTTTCTTTACGTCTACTTTTCCAATACCTTAATGCTTTAGCCAGTACTTTTAATTCTTCTTTCAATTGTGGATACTTTGTATACTTCATTTGTAAGCCCTCCTATGAATTTATAATTCTATGTTATCAATGTTTTATATGCCGCCGTCTTTATATGATAACGAGGAGGGCTTGGCGGGCCTCTAACCTATGGAAATCCCTACGGAAATTTCTTCTTATCGTTCATCTTGTTCTCCTATAATATCTTTCTGATTTTTTGTTTCATTGAAGACATGCCAGGCCATCTGGAGTCCCTCTGAAATACCATCCAGCCTCCAATACCTAGACTCATTACGACCTTCAACAAGACCAGAAGGAGTAACGTATTTTTGTTTACGTATATCAAATTTAACCATCAACTCCTCTAAAATAGTATTGAATTCTTCAGATTTCATTTAACTTATTTCCCCCTCATACCCTCTGTTTGGCATATTATCATACTGTCCATCACCATACTGCCCTTTGACCTTTGATCTTCTCTTCTTAATAAGGAAATCAGGGTCACTAGGATCAGGTGTGAACGCATCAGTGTCCTCAGGTGGCTGATTGTCTGGGTCAGAGTAGGCATATTCAAGATCTTTCCTGAACTCAAGATCAGAGTTATTTCGTTGTCGATCAAACGTACTATCGCCTCTATATTTAGTGTCTATAGTTCCAGCTAAATCATCAATGTCTCTTTCAGTTTCATCTACTGGATTTTCTTTCGTATTGGGGGCACCTAAGGTTGGTCGTGTATAGTCACCTTCTAAAACTGGGGTACTGGAGACTGCTCTATTACCACCAAAATCTCCCTGCTTCGAATCGAAGCGTGAATCTACAGTTGTTTTTCTATCTACTGAAGCACTGCCTAAATCTGTTGTATTTCCGTTATCGTTAGGTCCAAGTATGAACATCTATTCCTCCTTTAATCTCGTCCACTCCGTGTAAAGATTAAAGCGAATGTCGTAGTGGAATCGAGCTACACTATATTCTCCATCAACAAGGGCGTCATTCTCAAGCATAAATTGCTCTGTAATTTCACCCTCTAGCTTCTTAAGCTTTGATGCATGCTCCCAAGTACTCATATCCGTAATCCTTTTTTGTGGCGGTCCCGACCGGATTTGAACCGGCGATCTTCCCCGTGACAGGGGGACGTGATAGGCCTGGCTTCACTACGGAACCATTTATTTCTGTGTGACCTGAAGAAGATGTCGTAAATACCTGTACAACACCGCCTATGCTTCCAGGGTAACCAGTATGAAGTAGTTCAATGCTTTTTAAACAACCAATGAGTCTAGCTCTAACTACACCCTCTTTCATATTCTTATCCTCTTTATAGTACATAACTACTGTTTCATTAAATCGTTTACTTATTATCTAAATAAGCAACGTTAATGTCAAAATAGTCGAAATCTTTATTATCCATAACTTCACAATAATATACACCATTATGTGGTAACTGGACCTCCATATAAGTTCTTCTATGCCCGTCTATAATGTCGTCAAAGACTATAACTCTGTAATTCTTGACATCTAGCTCTACCAAAGTATTGTATACCGCATTCAGATCATCATAGTCGTAGAACTCGCATTGAATACTGAGTACATGACCACACGACGATGTGGTATTGACACCCATATTTCTTAAGTTCCTAACTATCTTTCGTATAGGATACTCTATAGCGTTTTCGTACCAAAATCTAGCCATAATTCAAAATTCTCCTGTGGGCCTTCCGAGAGCCGAACTCGAGTCCGCAACACTTGGCATAAATGGTTGTTATTTCTTCAGTTTAAGTCTTGTCCAAATTCCATTTTTCTTGAATAGATCAATATAGAACATGAGTCGATAAGGAGCCATACTCCACATACAGGTTAAAATAAAACCTAAAGGTTTTCTATATGCAGCATAGGCATTAGCTTTAATTTCTCGCCACAGCCAATTAGTTGATTTGTCTGTAATGTGGAATGTTTCGTGAACAATTACAAAATTAGTAATAAGTCCTGGCAAATCTTTTTGAACGAATACTGTGTTTGCTTCAATAGTATTTGCTCCAAATCTTGCTTTCATATCTTCTCTTGTTTCGTATTTAATTATCACCGGTAGCATTTATATCACCTACTTTTTTAGATTTAACACCTAAGTGGGACCGGATCTCTATTCTTCTTATAGTACATAATTACTGTATCATTAAATCTTTTTTGTGGACCTGCCGAGAGTCGAACTCGGGTCCGCAACACTTTGCATAAAGGGTTGACGATGATAGGTTTATTACAGTAGTACTTTGAGGATTTTAACTTATGGGCGTAGGTTCCTCACCTGCCACGGCTGACTTGCGTCATTACCACCACGGGATTCTGTTGATAGGCTCCCGATAAGCCCCATGAGCCGCTTACATTAATTACACTGAAGCGGTCATAGTGTTGCCCTTAAGTTCAATAACTCCTTCAAGCTGTCTAAGAGCATAGTCTAACATAGATTCGCCAGTTAGTTTTTTTCCACAATTTTAACGTAGTGTTGTGAACGTCTACGCATCGAATCTTTATCCTCATCCGCCACGTCGATACCATTTCAGGCCCGTGCATTTACTCGTTTAACATTTTATAAATACGGTCTAGAGCCAAACTATGTACTGGCTGGTCTATATCTACAACCTCTACTAGTTTTGCTAATGCTTGGACCATAGCAGCATCGGCTGCCCTTTTAGACGTCACTATAGTTAACTCTAACATTTCTTGTTCAGTCATTTTGATTCCTCACTTCTGTATGCTGTTTTGGGAAATCGCATCTTGGAAAAATGACCTGCTAAGGTGCGGCCATCGTTTTCCGCATCTATAACAACCGCTCCACAATCTGGGCACCATCTTACTACAAAATCGGTTTTCCAATCAACTTCAGTCACTCTACCAATTACTATTAAAGGGTGGTTAGTTCCGTCGCACATCTTTAATTCCTTTCTATCTATCTATCTATCTATCTATCTATCTATACTATAATCATCTTTTGACAATTGTCAAGACTATACCTAAACTTTTTAATACATCTTCTGGATTTGTCAAATTGCCAAACACCCTACGCTCTGATCCAGGACTACGCTTTACAAGAACTGGCGTAGCAAATATGCACTGCTCCCTAGCATACTTGGAATCATTTACAACATCGACAATAGATAGTGAGTAAAGACCGTGTAGGTGTATTTCCAAAAACTCATTGACGCGATCAACCATTTTATAGGATGAGCCCGCCACAAACAGCTCAAATTTATACATTTTAGTCTCCGTTTTGGAAAACCCCTCTGACCACAGATGTTAGCTGGCTTCTACCTATTGGCTTCTCTATAACCTCAAAATCCACACCTTCTGCGGCTACTGCCCTCAAGGGACTCAAGTAGTCTGAATAAAACCCGGTACTAATATAGACAGCGATCTCTTTATGCTCAGCCCTGATCCGCTTTAAAGTTTCAACGCCTCCCCATCCAGGCATTCTTAAGTCCAGAAAAACTAATCCATATGCTCCTGTATTTAATTCCGCTAAGGCTGCTTCACCTGACGCTACTGTAAAAACTAAATAACCTTCTCTTTCCAACACCTCGGCAAACAAACTTCTTATTGCCGCATCGTCGTCTATGACTAAAATTTTATGCACCATTCGGTTCTCCTATGGAGCGGGCGGCGAGGCTCGAACTCGCATGCCGAAGCGTCTGCTTGGAAGGCAGATGGGATACCATTACCCAACGCCCGCTCATATAAATATTAAAACGGCCTATTAGTCAGTATAGTTGTTGAGCGGGCGGAAGGATTTGAACCTACTACATCCTCGCGGGAAGCGAAGTGCTCTGCCAACTGAGCTACGCCCGCATTTCTAAATTACAACCTTCTTGAGCGGATGGTCGGGTTCGAACCGACGGCGATAACGTTGGCAACGTTACATTCTACCACTGAATTACACCCGCTTAATGTATACTGTTGTCCCCTTCTTTGATGGGGGTGGTGGCGGCGGTGGTGGCTTCGATCCTGGTGGTGGTGGTGGATTCGGTGCTTTACGTGCCATGTTAAAAACCTTTCATAAGTAATGTGTCTTCAAGTAGCCCCTGATCAAGTCTATAAAGACTGGTGTAAACTTCTTCCCAATCAAGTACACCGTCCATATCCTCACCAAGACGTGTGCCTACAAACTCATAACCACTTACAGCATCGTAGATGTCCCCATCAGGGGGGCCAATACGTACAGACAGATAACCCCATCTATATCTAACGTACACCGGTCTGTTTTTAAATGTTCTAAATTCCCATTGAGATGGACATGCCCCACATGTCTGTTCTAATTCGTTAACTTCAATCATTTTCCTTCTCCTTAATTTCTTGTACCAGGTGTCGCTTCGAATCTTCATTACTGAAGGCATTGGGTCTCTCCCAACCACTCTCTGGTTCGTTTTCCGGGTAATCCAGAACTCACCGGATTTATATTGACGCATCTGGATCACGCCGTGTGCCAGTTCCTAGGATCGAACTAGGGGCCTATCGGTTATCGGCCGATTGCTCTCCCTCTGAGCTAAACTGGCTGAACATTTTTCTTGCATCATTAAGAATATCCGGAATCCCATGTCTGATATTTTTTCTGGGCCTGTAACAAACAAATGTTTCACTTTTCATCTTTAAATCTCCTTTGTCGGACGAGCTGGATTTGAACCAGCGTTCTGAGGCTTCCAACGCCCCCGAGGATTCCAGACTCCTCCACCGTCCGTTACTGGTTAAGAATCCAGGTCGCTCACCCTGTTGTTACCGACTCCCTTATATTTACCACTTAAGGCATGGCCCGGGGACATTGGGCTTGTCACAACATACGTCTTATAAGACGAGGTGTCCTCGATGTTCTCAACCGTATTTACTTCTTCTTCTTGTGAACAGCCAATAATACCCTATGAGAGACTGTTCGTTTATATTTTACCATGCTCAACACGACTATCACATGGAGGGAAAGGTGTCGTGTCACCCACCCAATGTTTGTGATCCCACGGGGAATTGAACCCACGGTTTACAGGGCGAAAACCTGTTGTCCTACCATTAGACGATGGGACCCTATAATAACTCCTCATAGTACTTAATCTGTTTCTTTACACCTTGAACCCAACAACCTTTATAATGTCCTTCATAAGATGTTGCTGGCATAGACTGGCCACAACCTACACACATCATGTAAGGGTTGCCACCGCCTATCGGTTCCCAAGGATAACCTAACTTACTCTCAAATTTACGAATTCTATTACGAATTCTTTCTGCCCTTGGTATGTGGTTGTCTTTCATTTACAACTCCACGGCGTTTGTGTCTCATAATCTCAAATGGGGTTAGTAAAAGATCTAAAATTTCAAATGGAACACAGAGCAAAATTAAAATAAATTCAAATACTGGATTATTGTTATTTGCCCATGGATTTGTAGGTGTCCTCATTTTTTTTTCTCCTTTACAACTCACAGTAGTTTTGCTGTGCTCCCCGATAGTCACAGATACAACCTCATTTAGTTTAGCTTGCGTCTTATGTGTAGTCAGTGTTTGGGCAAGCTGTGATTTTTCTATACTTGTGTCAAGGTAATTCTTACACATAAGGTAGTAACAAGCTCTAACATCCTTTGGCCTTGTACAGATAAGTTCATCGTGTACCTTACCACGTTGTATCAAGTAGCAATGATACCCGTCATCCATCTTAACTACTTTTACCCTTAAAGGATCTTTATTCCTACCCATTTAATTCTCCTTGCAGGCCGTAGAGGATTTGAACCCCTGACACCTCGGATTGGAGCCGAGTGCTCTGGCCAAACTGAGCTAACGACCTAAAATATGGTTTGGGTGTGTCCGGATCAATACTCACCTTCTCGACTTGCCTTTTGTCCAGAGGCCACCTTGGTAGTTCCCCGGGCACCGCTCAAGATTATTACGATTTACCCAAACCACTTGCTCCGGAAGCAGGATTCGAACCTGCGACCAAGACGTTAACAGCGTCCTGCTCTACCTGACTGAGCTATACCGGAATATTCACTACTCTTTAACAGGCGTCTCTAATGGAACCTCGAACACACCAAGAATCCACGTTTCACCTGTATCTGTTTCTACTTCCATGTTAAGGACAACCTCTCGAAGACTATTACTAAACTTTTCATGGAAAATCTTTGAGTCTTCATCCATTCCTAATTTATTATACTCATTTAGATAGTATGAGTAGTCTCCCGATGTAGACAGGTAAGCCTTGTACTGTCTTTTCATTCGTTGTCCTCACTTATATACTGGTTAGTTAAATAATAATATAATCACTTTTTAGCTTTTGTCAAGGCCTTTTCTAATCTTTTCTTGCTACATTTACAATCTAATACTACTTTTCCACATTTTGAGCAAGTAAATATCCCATTTTCTTGAAACAGTTTCGCACCACAACCGCAGTTACACATTGATGGGCTCCTATTAATAGAAAATTTTTATGGTGTGGGGGAAGATGGAGTCGAACCACCCGAGTCCGAAGACACGTGGTCTACAGCCACGCCCGCTACCCCTACGGAATTATTCCCCCACAATTAAATAGTAGACAGACTATTTATTATTTGTAAAAACCCCACTTACCAGAACTTATCTCTTCCTCTGGATAATTATTTGCTACTACTCTCTCTACAGTCTTACCTTCATCGTTTAAAATATAAGCAACGGTGTCAAAAGCTATAGAATACTCAACATCGTTGTTAAATCTACAAACCAACAAATAGTACGCAACACAATTGCTACAAGCTGTTACGTCGTCATCGCAGTCACAACGAGAATCTACATCAAAAAGATTTACATTTACATCGTTGGATCTTGGTACATTACTGTGATACCTTCTATTTGAAACACTTACTTTTGCTACGTTGTCGTACAACCAGTACTGCTGATCTCCATTATATCTCATTATCTTAATTATCATATCTTCCTCCTAGTTGGCTAACTGTCTATCTGTCTACTATCTAATGTCGAGAACTTACCTCTTACTATAACATTATTCTCAAATAAAACGTACCCATCTACCCTTCCATGACCACAACATGCCGCCTTGACACCAGGTAAATTAGCAATACAAGGATCATGTCCTTTTGCTGTCATTACTTCCCCGCAACAAGGGCATGGCCTAGGGTTAAAAAAATCTACCGGCTCATGGTTATCACTGTAAACACAATTACCAGGGCCTCCTTGAGCATCGTGTCCAAAAAAATCAAACCTTACCATAATAATTCCTTTCCTTGTGCTAGCGGGTGGATTCGAACCAACGACCCTGGCCTTATAGGGACCACGCTCTAACCAAACTGAGCTACGCTAGCGAGTGTGCCAACAACTGGGTTTGAACCAGTGACTTCCTGAATATGAGTCAGGCGTTCTGCCGCTGAACTATGTTGGCGACTTGCCTAAACATCTTTCCACAATTAGGGCATCCTTTTATTAAATCAAGCATAATTTTCCTTTATGCGGGGACCGGAATCGAACCAGCGTCTCCAGAATTATGAGTCCTAGTTGGGAACCAACACCCTCCCCGCGATAACTTTCTTGCGGAAGAGGTAGGATTTGAACCCACGGAGCTTTCACCCTTCTGTTTTCAAAACAGATGCCTTAAGCCTCTCGGCCACTCTTCCAGGTCTTTTAATTGTGGCGGAGAGAGCAGGATTTGAACCTGCGAACCTTTTACAGTTGCTGCCTTTCCAGGACAGTGCCTTAAGCCACTCGGCCATCTCTCCGCGTTTATCTATTTGTTGTAGTTCATACAACCGGAAACGGTAGTCGTGAAACCTTCTTTCCAGGCCCACTCGTCTCTAACATACTGACCAAACTCTTGTTTAGACAAGACAAACTCTTTGTCTAGACTTGCTTCCAGAAGATCAATAGTACTAACATAGTCCTTAGAATGACTCTCTGGCTTTGCCACAAAACAGTTCGGACTATACTCATTGTCAGATTTCACTTTCTTAAGCTCTTTCTTAAGTATGTCTACAACCTGTTCATTCCAAGCCACCATCGCCTCTTTGTAGGTTTTCTTGTGGGCCTCAAGATTCACCTTCAATTTGGCCAGTAAAAAATCCTTATCAACTCGTACACTGCTTAATCCTCTTAATCCTGCTTCCATAATACTTCTCCTTTATACCATTTAATTAGAGCATTAAAGCTCCATGTGGCCCCACTAAGAGTCGAACTTAGGACTTCCTCCTTGTAAGAGAGGCACTCTCACCACTGAGTTATGGGGCCTTTATTCATTCTAACCAAGTTATAATCCTTGGACCGTTTGGATCGAACATCCTACCAATAGTATACATCAACTTATATTCATCCAGTACATTAAGCACCAGACCTTTCATTTTTATACTGCGGCCAGTTATGATCTCAAGTTCATCACCACTCCCCCAGTTGGCTTCTATATGTCTTATAACCTCACGTTTAACTTCCTCATGCCTAAGACCATGTAGATCAAGCTTTAATAGATTCATCTAACACCTCTATCTTGTTGAGATCCTTACCACCACATCTTAAGTAATCGTTACCACCATCGACGAAAGTGTGCTGTGGACAGTCACATGCTACAAAGTCATGTCTGTGCTTAGACTCTAGTATAGCACCGCATTCCAAACATTTTACCATACCCATGATATCCCCCTAACTAAAAAACCAACCCAAAGCGGCTACGGTAGCTCGCGGCTCTTGTTTGTGGAACCAGAAGGACTCGAACCTTCAATTACCTGCTTGCAAAGCAGACGCCTTCCCATTTGGCTATGGCCCCCTTAAGTTAATTCTTTTAAACTATCTTTCACCTGTTTTTCAAGTCTATCCAGTTCCCCTTTCCCAGATCTAACTGGCTGGTCTTTCTGAACTGAAGCGAACATTGCCATGCCTGTACAGCCGCACTCGTTACAGTGAGGCCCTGCCCAGTCCCACGTGGCATCTAACTCCCTATCACTCATTAAGTTCTTACACTCTGGACACTCATATTGTAAGAAGTCTCTATCAGCATGTTTAGTGTCTTTCCTAATCTCTATATAGTCATCAGGCTCATTACGTTGACACTTTATTTTTAAAAGCTGGGCCTCGACCCAAGAACTAACACAATACCGAGTACTAAACGCACAGGACCCCTTCTCGGGATAACTATTAATATGATACCACATCTATTTTGTCTCCGCTAAAAGGTTAATCAATTTAGGCATAGTCAGATAATTATGTAAAGGGATCAATTTGTTATAGCCATAGAAACCTACTTTCTGTGCGTATAACTTATGTGCTGGCCGTGTATCGTTAAGAAAATCTTCGGATGAATATTGCCTAATAACATCCAGAGTAGCCAAGCCGCATATATAGTAGTCACCCTCATCTGTATAGGACATTACAATTTCAGGATTTTTTGGTTCTTTATATACCATAGCACAACTACCAAACTGTGCTGTCTTTATACCTATGCCAATCTTTTTGAAGTCAGCGTCTCCGTAATCTCTAGAGTCGCCAATTGTTTTATCGAACGAGCTTAATACATTATATGTATCTTTACATAGGGCTTCACATCTTGGTCCGTATTTAAAACGCCTTGCTTGACCATAAGAGTCAGCCACGTGGTTTGCCTCTTTAGGTTTCGCTTTAAGGAAACCCTCCTCCAATTCTTTAGCTGCCTGGATAGCTTCCAAAGATACTACATCTATCTTGTACCAACCATCTCTAAATGGTGCGATATACTCATTGAAATACTGGATGTTAGCTTTCTTTCTTTGAGCAAAACTCATGTCTTCCGTGATGTGTCCCATACCCCTCCTTTGTTAATTGTAAGATAAACACCTTTTACTGTTTGTCAACCCCTTACACCATAAAATTTCTTCCATTCATCTTCATTCTTAAATCTAGACTTGTACTCTTTCCCCTCAATTATCATTCGCCACTGACCCCAATCAGCCAGTTTAGCATTCTCATCTACTATAAAGGGGTTCTTATCAAGTTTAACTCTCTTCAAAAGCTTTCTACCATGATTAAGTATGTCATCATGCCTATCTTTAGAGATATTACCTCTCTGGTACTCTATTTCAAGTCGGGCAGAATGAATAAAACTATGGCAACTATGGCACAAAGCTACTATCTCTATCATCTTGGCTGTCCCTGCTGCGTAATCAAATCTGTAACACTCATGAGCCTCAAGCCACCGATGGTACTTGGCTTCTGTTTTAAGGACACCACACGCACAACAGGTGTAACCACCCTTAGCATAAGCTTCTTTGCGATGCTTATTCCACCAAGGACTACCAAGTACAACCCTTGGTGCTAAGCCATGTAGAGGTGGTGGAACTATAGGGTGTAACAAAAGTTCAGGTCTTTTCTTCATGTTAATCCTTACACAATTTGAGGCGACGAGAAGATTTGAACTTCTGATCACAGGGTTGCAACCTGTAGCCTTGGGCCAGACTTGGCTACGTCGCCATACATGGAGCCGGTAACAGGAGTTGAACCCGCGTACTTCTCCTTACAAGGGAGCTGCTAAGCCTGCTTAGCTATACCGGCTGAAATGGGGGCCTAAGCCCCCGTTGTTTTAGATAGACACTCGACTGTAACCAGCCTTGAATCTATTGGATACAAAAATTTTACCGTTCTTGATCCATAGACGGGCTTTGGTAGTGGTGCGGTTGTCTCTTCGAGCAGCCTCAAGATTCTGGATTAGATCCGTGAGGTCTTGACCCTTGTCGATTGTCAAAGTTACCATCTTATCGTTGGTCACAATGAGGTTGTCGATCTTACTCTTACCTGCCATAATTGAATGGTCTGCCATTTTAATTCTCCTTGGTTAATTGTTCTAAACATTCCTTTACTGCTTCCCTATCCTCATAATAACTCTCACACCACTGTTTAGTCTCACTAAGTGGACACTCTTTTCTATGTTTACAAAATGCACAATGATTCATTTTCCCTCTCTTATATACAAGATAAGCACTAAATTCTGTTTGTCAAGGCGTCTGCCTCACTTATTTCTTTAATAATATTGTCGTATTGAACAAAATCACATAAATTGCAGTCCTCTGGACAACCTTTTCTGTTAAGTAAATCCAAATAGCTATCGAGTTTATTTAGTGTTATACAACAACCGGCATTGGATTCAAACTTAAAGTGAGCTTTGCCGCCGCCCACCATGGCATCTATTTCAATCATAATTCCTCCTATGTCTAACCTAAATCATCGCGACAATTTCTACAATGCATATTAGGCTCTAAACTATCTGGATTATACCATACGACATCATGTGGGTGGCCTTTAATTCTACATAGTATAACTCTAAACCAAGATGTATTCAAATCTTTCTTCTCAAATAAATATTTATACCACTCTTTTGTAAGCCATATGTTCATAGTCACATCCATTGTCGTTTTTTCTTGGTTCTTTTCCAACCTCTGTTATAGTCATCAGCTATTCTACGCTCGTCCCAAGGATCTGGTAAGACTCTAAAACTCCTCTTACCTCTTACGTATTCTCTATGAGCAAATGTCCATCTTCTTTCTTGAGTGACCCGCATCCTCCTGTAACTAGGTCTCACTGGAAGATGATTCCGCCATCCACCAGTACCTGGTACTGGATCAAATCTATATCTGAATGGGATGGCTATCAATTTAAACTTACTGTCAATCTTACGAAAAGAATACCTGTAAAGCGTTGTACCTTGTTTCATATTTCCCTCCTATTAAGTTATTTACAACTCAATAAAAAGGTTCACAAAATATGACCATGTTAACTCCTTTCTTGCACCCCAGGTAGGGTTCGAACCTACGACCCACAGCTTAGAAGGCTGTTGCTCTACGCCTTTCGGTCTCCGCTGAGCTACTGGGGCTCTTTTTATCGTCCCAAACCATACAGACGACTGTGTACCATCCCGAGTACAGTTTTTTATACTAACCATCTACCATAACGATAGTGTTTTTGGGTAGTTAGACACCGCTGGTGGCGGCGTTGTTCTTACCACTTAAACGTTACTACTGTTGGTTAAAAACCTATACTGTTAATCACTTCTTTGAGCTTTTCTCTAGCAACATTCGATACAGTTGCGTCTTCATCATCTCTGGTACTAACTATAACATTTATTAATGATTCTATAAGTCTGGCCATTCCTTTTAGATCTGCTGTCATTTTGTTCTCCTTTTGGCATTTTTGTTTGCGTACACTGTCAATTTACTGACCCTTTACCACAACAATAACATTCATTGGTAGTGGCGTTAGGCTTGTGGAGAGAGCCGGAATTGAACCTGGCGACACGAAGATTTTCAGTCCCCTGCTCTACCTACTGAGCTACCTCTCCATTTTTAAAGTCACTAAAGTCAGATTCCATTTCTCTTTCTCCTTAATATTTTATGGCGGAGAGACAGGGATTCGAACCCTGAACTGTTTTACCAGCGACGGTTTAGCAAACCGCTCCGATACCATTATGGGATCTCTCCAATTAAACTATAACTTCTTCCGTGTAAGTCGTTGTTTGCTTTATTATTCTTGTTTCACAATCATGTCTACTAGCACGATCTACAGCATCCTTAAGATAATTAAAACCTGGTTCCTTTACAAAGTGTATCAACCCTTCGGTGTTTATAACGACTACTGAATAACAGACGTTAACACTGTTATGCATCGGTACCCAAGTGTCTTCCGGAATTCTTAAATTCATACTACCTCATACTCTCCCAATAGTCCTTAAGGGCATCAGCTACACCAGACACTTCCAGTCTTAACTCCAAGAACTGCATCAATGTGGGTGCGTATGGTTGCTTTCTCAGCTTCATGCCGGTCTCATGTAGTAATCTGCGACCTTTCTTATTGTTACAGGCCTTACAAGCTGCTACACAGTTAATGAAATAATTTCTACCACCTTTAGATTTTGGTAGTACATGATCAATGGTGATACCGTCGGTGCCACCGCAGTACTGACAGATGTACTTGTCCCTCTTCATAACATTCTTAAAAGAAAAAGGTACTTTCTTTTTGTAAACACTACGAACCATCTTAAGCAACCTTACAATGATAGGCTTGGTCAAATATTGATCGACAGTCTTAATAGCTTCTTCGGCTGCTTTAACAATCTCAGCTTTCTGTGTAACAATATAGCTGATGGCTTTCTGCCAGCTTACAGTGTTCAAGTAACTGTAGTCGTAGTTCAACACGATAACGTTTTGCCGTCCCATCACCTTTTTTCCTTTCTGGCATATAATGTAATCATTATTTTAGATTTGTCAAGTGTTTTATTTTAAATCTGTATAGTTACAAGAGGTTAGTTTATTGCTACTCAAAAGGGCAGTCTTTCATTATATGAGCAATCCATTAATATACTGGAATGAAGCTCTCTAGCTAACGTAAAATCTTCTATAACTTTACCAAAATCGTCACTAAACTCTCCGCCCTTTCTTAAAAGATAGGATGGGTGATAGGTAGGAACCACCTTAATATAATCATTAATGGTGTGGTAAGCTCCCCTCAATCGCCCAATGGGGGTATCCATAGGCATAGCTAACATGGCATTAGTAGCATCCGCTCCCAAGGTTATAATTACATAAGGCTGTATCAAATATATTTGCTCGGCTAGAAAATGTTCACAAGCCCCGACCCAGTCCGGGTCCAATTTCTTACCTGGTGCTAGAAAACACTTCACTAGATTAGTTATATAAGCATTATGTATACGAACATTAGCCATTATCTTATCTAGTAACTGCCCTGCTCTACCGACAAACGGTACACCTTGAGCATTCTCATCATGAGCAGGAACCATACCGCAGATCATAAACTTAGTCTTTGGATCGCCTTTGGCAAACACTGGGTTTATTCTTCCCTTATGTAGGTCACACAACTTACATCTTGCTGACCTGTCCCTTACTTCATCTAAATTCATCAGTTAAACTCCAAGTCCATTCCAGGGTTTTTATCCGCAACTTCTACAATAAGCATAGTCTCTTTCCAACCGTCTTGTAAAAACAATTCTTTCATATCTTTAGTCAAAAAAGAACTTTTCTCCTTCTTTGTACCATCACAGCCTAATTTTTTACCTTTTGCCACAACACAAGAACGAATTTTAGCTTTAGTAGAGGAAGAGAATTTAGATCTATTCAGTAACCTAAGAGCTGCGGTGTAGTGGGCACAGTCTGGTACAGGGAAACTTCTACCAGGGCCACAGAACGTACCCTTATTAAGCCCCTTTCTCTGTTTAGTAGTGAGTTTCGCCCCTTTGTCATAAGGCTTACCCATAGCGGCATAAGCCCGTTCTATAAGGGAGTCCATCTCCTTACTACAACACGTATTTTCCATTTTAACCCTCCTACACTACAAAATTATCTTTGAACACACCAAAAAACGGAGCAATAAACTCCTCTGGCGTACCATTGTCAAACCATCCTACGACCTCGCCGTCTTCTTTTAAAAGTCTTTTAGCAGCGAATGCCATATCTGCAATCAATGGCATAGTTTCTTCGTCAATTCTGTCGTAACAATCAATGAATATGAAATCATACTTCTTTTTAGCGTGTATGCCCCACATAAAACTAAGTCCTTCAGAATTTAATATGGTATGTCTGTCATTAAAAGATATAAGGCCCCATTTATCATCGATCGGGTTAGTTTGTTTATGTACGTCTATAACATTATTATTCAATTCAACGGTGGTTAATCTTTCCACCTTAGGACAAGACAATATATATTTTGAGGCAACGCCTAGACCTAATCCTATCTCCAAGCATTCGCCACGTGGTCGGCCTGACAGCTGGTATACATAGTCTTCCCATTCCATTGAATGAGCCCAAAGAGTATGTCCCTGTCCTAACTCAAGAAATAGTTCCTTAGTGCCGTCAATGACCATGCTGTATACTCTAGCAGCAGCACTCTTGGTATCAACACCACTCTCGGCTATAAGCTCACCATCTCTGAAGTATATCAGGCCATCCTTCTCATCACCCATAACAGTCTCCTATAAACAAAAAGGTCAGTTACTCTACAAGGCCCTCTTCATTTGTGAAATATAATGGTGTCTCAAATTCAAAGTTTATTAAAAGTTGGACACCCTTAGCTTCTTTGATATCAACCGCTGCGACACTTCCATCTTCATTATGACCAGTTTCACGGAAAGCGTACTTAACCCCTATAGTACCTTTATCAGCTATTTCCAAAAAAGAATCTAGATACGAATTAATTTCTTTTCTTACATAACCCCTCCAAGCTTCGGCGACCTCCTGTCGGAGTTCCTCTTCAGTCTTTTCTGGAGCCGTAGTTTCATCTGCCATTTTTATTCCCCCTTAATACCTTTTTTAAAGGCCTTATCCGTTTTGGACATTTCTTTTTCCTGTTCGTAAACGTCATTAACAATAATGGCTAATTTAAAAGACCAGTCAGGATCATCCGCATTAAGCTTAATCTCTTCTCTAAAGTCCTCTACATCGTGGCCTATAAGTTTCAACTTACCAGCCTCGTCAACGAACACATGACGACATTCATGACGTACTAAACGTTCTCTTGTCTCGTCGTTACCCAGGTCCCAGGCTTTCTGGTCCATAGTCAAAATATAATCATAACCTTCTACAGCTACGTTATCCTTTGAGAAAAATTTTAATTTCTCACTTGCCAATTCCATAGTCGCAAAGGTTATCTTACCACTACGCATTCTTTTCTTTGTGTCATAAATCAGTTTGAAATTCAGGTTTTGGTACATAGGAAAGTTTTTTCCCAGCACTTTCAAAAACATCTCGACCAACGCATCATCTGCTTCAATATATCTACTCACTATTATTCTCCTTCTCCATGATAACCATAAGTCTCTACTACACGCCATATGGTGTCAATAGGGTGCTTGAATGATTTCTCATTCTTTGTATAGACAACAAAAAAACTTCCCTTCTGATAAGTGTTAAGAACACTGGCATACACTACAGGCTGGGAAGTTTCATGTAATTGAATCTCAACTTTAATCATCTTCCTTTTCCTTTAATGCTCGTTAACGGTTAGCAAAATGCTCTTTCAGCCTCTGTACGTCTTCGAGAGTAGCTTTTGCAGTAATAACCATTTGTGCTGTGGTTCTTTTATCTTTCGATGCGACCTCTATAGACTGTTCCTTTGGTTTCTTCTTTGTCAAAACCTCTCCAGCAAATGCGTTACCCTTCTTATCGTAACATATATGCATATACTTACCCTTGCCCAAATCTTTTGTCTTAACTTTCCCGCCGTTTCTCACACACTTTGTAAATTCTTTCGGCATTATTTCTCTCCTTAAATTGTTTGAGCAGCTGCTGCCCATACTCTATTATAAGCACTATTTGTCATTTGTCAAGCCTAAATAACCAGAAAGTGCTTCGCTGTATTTTATATTCATTACATTAGGACATACTGGATCTAACTTTTTTCTCATTTCCTCTATAGCCCTGTCGTCCCAACAATGAATTATAATGTTAGCTCTATTGTTTGGATTATCCGACTCGATGCTGAGGTAGGCAGCAACGTCAGCACCGAAGCCACCATCCCTTAGATCGTTATCCAAAAAAATCATATCAAAAACTTGTGTACTTAACAATTCTATAGCCTCTTCAGCTTTGTCAACTACTTTGAGTTTATATTTACCAAGAACTTCTATAAAATATTTTATCCGCTCTAGGTTATCCTCAACCACTAGAATCTTCATAACTGTAATCCTTTACTGGACAAACTAATTCTCCATCGCAAGGCTCAGGTACCTCTGTAAAATCTCTTAAAGAAACTATATATAAGTGCTCACCTTCTAAATCTATTTCAGATACACGCATTTCAGCACAACGTGGCACACCGTAACTGTCTACAATATCTACACTTGTTATATCACCAGTAGTAAGTGGGAAGCCAAACTGTGTACTTAACAAGGCTAATTCATCAAGTCCTGTTAAAGTCATCATGGCATTATTAATGTACTGAACTTCACCCTTTGTGTCAACCAAGACAACAGCGTCTGTGTTGTATTCTATAGCTTTTCTAAATTTTTCTTCACTTCTTTCTAACGCCCTTTCGGCATCCCTACGGTCTGTTACATCCAAAAACACAACAATACCAGCCGTCACAAGGCCATCAGAATTAAATATCGGAGCCGCGTGGGCTAAAATATATCTATCTTCACCGCTAGGTCTTCTTACAATGAATTCTTTGCGACAGACCTCACCCTTGTTTATAGCTATGGTTAAAGGAACGTCAGTATTCTCGCAAAGAGTGCCGTCAAGATATCTAAGATCCCAAGCTGAGACATATGTTTCCTTATTTACGTCATCAAAAGCTACCTCTGCCGGTGCCCCTCGTATATCTAGTCCTGCTTTATTAACGTAACGCAGTCTACCATCTGGTGCATCCGCTATAGCTATACCGGCTTGACTCTGATCCATTGCTGCCTTGAGTAAAGCTTCGCTTTCTCTTAATGCTTCATCTCTTTCCGTAAGCATACTAGCCAACTCATCTATCTTGGTAAAAGGGTCATCTTGCATGAGTTTGTCAATCTGTGTTTTATTTTCCCACCATCTTCTTATGAAGAACACTACCGTTCCAGTAGACATGAAGAATGAGAATTCTAGAAAATTATACAGGGCCTTCTGTAAAGCTTCTACTGTAAGAGGGTCTAGAGCCAACACAACAAAAGACTGCCAGCTAAAGAACAGCAACAAAGAAAATCCTAAATATCCTAATAGTTTTTGAGGCACTTCTCCGAGTTTGTAGTATATTGAAACAGACCTCTCGATGAACCTATTCATCATCTTTATCATTAAAGGCCTCCCTTTACCCTTAAATAAGCAAAAAGGAGTTGAAGAACTATGGTAGCTACCGTAGCCCCTAAAGCACCCCACATGGCCATTTTAGTTTTCAACACACCGAGTTCAATCTTTATGCTAGTCAGATCTTTCTCAACTATAGTAAGTTTCGTTTGTAAATCCCTTATACCTAACTTTACATATTGACTCCACTCTTTCCACCCACCATTGCCATCGTATTCATCTACAGGGGGCATATCACTAGACTCCTTTTAACATCTTACCACACATGGGACAGAACTTGATATTTATCCCATACGCATGTGCTTGTGAGTAGCCCTTTTCCTTTGTTAATTCAACCCATCTTATAATCCATCCGTATCTATTGTCCCATACGAAAAGAGTCCTATTCTGACCCTTTAGTATGTTCCAATCTTCACAAGCACAGAAGTCCATTTATTATTTCAATACACCATTGTAAGCAGCATAACCATCATATTTCTGACCAAATGAACGCCAGCCCTCTGTAGGATATTTCACTGGTGCTACCATTGTATCTGGCTGAACCACTTTGGTATCCATTACATCATAAGCCGGTTTAACAGGACCTCTTTCACGTCTACTATCCATATCCATTTTGAACATCTCATCATCTCTGGTCAATTTAACAGTAGAGCCCCAGACGTAAGGATTATGGTTGGCTGTTGGATCGTTGTTAAGACCAAGACCATAAGTAACCTTTGGATTCTCAAGTTCACCCTTATCTTTGAAACCGAGCTGTGTTTTAGTATAGTCACCGCTCATTCTGATTGTGGTTACTTGTGCCCCAAAATTCGAAATCCTAGTACCAAATTCTCTACGAATATGAGTACCTAATGTATCCCTCGCGTATTCCCCATCAATGTCTGGCTCCGGAACGCCTGTCGCTGGAACCTGAAAAAAATCCCAATTGTATGCCATTGTTGTCTCCTCCTAAATTTTTTGTCGGGGCATTAACCCCGTTACTTACACTATAGTACATAAAACCAATTCCATTAAATATTTTTTTAAAAAAGTTATAAATCTATTGGTATAGATGTGAAATCATACAGTCTTACTTTAACATCACTGTTCTCTAACAAATACTGTGAGGTCTCATCATAGTAAGAAAATTTGGTAACTACGAGCTCGCTGACCCCAGCATTAATTATTTTAACCATACATTTGGAGCAGGGAACACCACAGGTCATATACATAATAGTATTTTTTGAAGCAATACCCATACGAGCACAGTTCAAAATAGTATTCTCCTCAGCATGTACGGCAGGACACCATTCTATACCTTTACCTGACTTAAACCCTATGGTCTGTCTTGGGCACTTACCTTCGGCATGATCCCATCCAAACTGATCCGCGAAGCCGAACTTCTTGGAAAAATTAACATCCAATAACCATCTGTGATCACAGGTGGGTACGCCTTCAGGAGGTCCATTATACCCTGTACTTATCACACGCTTATCTCTTACAAGAATGGCTCCAATTTTTCTAGAAAAACATTTAGAATTTCTGGAAACTTGTAATGCTATATTGAAATAATGCTCGTCCCAACTTACGTTAGGTTCTTCCTCAACATTATAATCCTTAAGTCCAGCCTTCTTCATCTCGGCGACCTTATGCTGCACATTGGCATCTTGTAGTGTATGATTATATCTATAATAAGTACTGACATCATCACCATATAAATTTGCGGCCACCTCAAAATCTATATTTCTTTTAGCTCTTACATACTGCTCTATATCTGGATGCTGTGTCTCCTGAAAATAAACTAAAGACAAAGCCAGGACATCCTCCCGCTTCTGTTCTAAAGCAGAGTAGTCTTTGTTTCCATCAACGCTAGGCATAACATCAAAAACCCTATTATTAACGTCCGAATAAGTGGTATTGATCATGTTTCCCACCTTTAAAACGTTAAACACATCATTCAGAGTGCCCCTATCGTACCTTTCTAAAGCCTTGGTACAATATAAATAAGCATTACCTCTATTTAAACCACTTTTCTCGTAAGTAAACTTAAAGAAATCATCTAATACTATAGTCATGTTGTTTATATCCTTGTATGTCCTTTATGAAAATCTTTACTCCAGTGAACGGGTCCTTCGCATGAAGTCTAGCTCTCCTGACGGTGTACTTATCTATCGTGTCTTGTATCAGCAAGTTCGCATGTTCTTTTAGTTCTGGAGCTATAATTATTCTGAAAAGATTATGAAATCTGTCAATAATTTCTATCTCCCCGCCAACTTCTTCGATCGACCACTTAATCTCTTCAAAAAGCTCCCGTTCATCGTAGAGCTTTCTGCTGGCCATGGTCATCCCCCTTGTATTAGGATTTCGTTCGACAATATCAAAGACCATGATAACTCTTCCTCATTTAAATTGTTTAAAAGACTGTCTCTTTCCTCATCGGTATCATACTGTAAGAGAACTACGCGTTCCCTAGAGTAACAGACGGGACATCCTATGTCTACTAATATAGCTTTACTCCTCCCAATAGGCTTAACCATACACTTGCCTTCAGTACCACAACTACACGAATAAAATATTGTATTACCTTCGTTCCCTTCAATTCTGACCATTTCCGTTACCATCCTAAAGTGAATTAGAGGTTACCCTCTATATACATTATAGTACATTAATCAGATTTATTAAGAACTTTCTGGTAATACCTTCTTAAAACTTACTCTGTGGTACTCTGTATGCCCATACTTCCTTAAAGCATCTATATGTTCTTTAGTACCATAGCCCTTGTTTCTCTCCCATCCGAACTCAGGATACTCCTTATGAAGCCCTATCATAAGGCGATCCCTTGTAACCTTAGCAATAACACTGGCAGCTGCAATGGAAATTGATAAAGAGTCACCCTTAATTATGGGTTGTTGTATCCCCTTATCAATATTATCTAAAAGAAAATTGCCGTCGACCAGAACAAAATCGTAATTGATCTGCTCTAAAGAAAACTCCATAGCTACCTTAGAAGCCTTTAGTATATTGTAGGTATCTATATAGTTATTATCCAGTATAGCGAAGCCTACGTCACAAAAACTTTTTATAAGGTCATAAGCTCTATCCCTGGCACTAGCCGTCATTACTTTAGAATCCTTAACCTTGCCTATAAGATTGGTCATGTACTTGCCAGGCACCACCACAGCCGCTGCTACTACAGGACCTGCCAAGCATCCACGACCTACCTCATCCACACCTGCTATATAATTATAACCAGCTTCCTTTACAGCATCTTCGTATTCATACGTGGCGAATTTCATTTGCTTGGAGCCTTTACTTTCATAGGTTCAGGGTTCAATTGGCTATCCATCTCCTGTGCCAAAGAAATAATACTTTTACAAGTATTAAAGCGGTCCCTCTCATCTACACGCTCATTATAATATTGTCGTACTACAAAGGTTAGAAACTTACCCTTGTAAGTTGCCTCACAATTAGGGCAATCGCTTCGCATGTAAGGCCCATAGAATTTAGTATTGAATTCATTGGTCTCATAACGACCTTTACAAGATGGGCATCTTACCTCAATACTTTTCATATACCTATTCCTTTTCTGCCGAAGAAGTGAACCTGCTTAAGTCTCCAGTTTTCGGATATTTTTCATCGTCTGCATTAAGGATCTCAGAGTAACTAGGTCCAATATGAGGGGTAGAAACAGAAACATTAGAATCTCTAAACTGCTTTCTTAATCTATCCTCTTTTATACGCCTCTTAAAATCAGCTTTAGCATCCTTTCGTAAGCTGTGGTGTATCCCTCTGGTAGTGGGCAACTGCTCTTTTAGACGTACCCTGCCAGGCTCAATCTTAAACTTATCACAATTCCTACGTTTATTCAGAGCCACCTTACTTTTTTTAATACCACAAAATGCGTTGACCTGATACTTACATACAGCACACCTCACCTTATCTGCCGCCATATTTATCCTCCTTTGTAACTTCATCTAACGTAGCAACGCCCCTTCTTAAGTCCATTATAGCTCCCTCCTCACCAAAACTGTCTACAGCCATTAATATGGTTCTAGCACTAAATAAAACCTCATTCAAAGCGTTCATTTCTTTAAGACTAAAACAATATTTACCATCGATTACCTTCATGATACCTCCTACCTGTTATGGATACCAAGATGTCTTTCGACCTCTTTCCAATTATCAAAACGTATAAACTTACTGCCGTCGATGGAATCTTTATTCCAAGGTCTAGTGAAAAGACCAAGTCCCTTAAACCAACGGTTCTTGTGCTTATACATAGATTCTAAATGAACCTCCAAATCATCCATAAAAAAATCAAGATTAAGAACTCTACCCACCATACCTTTCTCCGCTTTACCTATCACATCAACTGTGTCAAATGGGATCTTATTAACTCTAAACCATTCAATGGTTTTACCTCTATTTACTACAGGTCTACTAGTAATAAAGTGAAGAGAATGACCACTCTTTCTAAACTTTCTTAACATTGCAGCCGCTTCTTTGTAAGGCTTAGCAGTAAACTGAAAGTCTGGGTCATTGGCGGTAATAGTCATATCATCAATAATTTTTCTATTCATCTCTGGGTCTTTATGAAAGTTACATTTACTAAACTTAAAGTAAGTGAAGCAATCTATAGGCCATTTTATCCCGTAAGTACCTAGAAGATAACTTTCAAACTCGTCTGCAAGATTTACTACTACTTCATCAATATCAAAACCTAATCTCATATTCTATACCCTCCCCCTTTGAACGGCCAGCCAGGATTTAGTTACTATATTTCTTATCATATAATCATGTTCCTCGTAAAACGATTTCGGGCCAGTGATATGTCTCCTCTCTAACAACACATAATTTATAGCAGCGTTGACTTGTGTAGCACAATCACGGGCCGATAATGTACCAGTACCAGTTCCCAAGCCAGGAAAGACTACACTTTCCACCCCTAGTTTTTCCGCCTCTATGAGGGCTGCCTTAGCTGCCAAAAAAGCATTGATGGTGTGTTTAACAACCACAGGCACTCTCATAGTTGGGGCAGAGATCATATATTTATAAGCAACTGTAGGTGGAGTGTTAGTCAATGGCACAGACACAGCTATACCTACAGGTAACTCATAATTATATTTATCAGCAAGTATTTGCCTAAGGTCGTCTTCCATCTTCTGGCCAAGGTAATTCTTATATAAAAGGTCTATTCCACCTGTCATATAACCAAACGAATTTGCTGGACTAACTATGGCGTCAGCTTTTATAGACATAATATCTTGTTTAGTGACCTCAACAAAATCATGATGGTCGCAATAAAATTGCCATGCTTTAAATAAATCAGCTTCTCTAGCACATAAATAAATCTTCACAATGCCTCCTTAAATATCACATTTTCCATTGGCACATTGAACGGACGCCACATCAGCCCCGGCGAGTAAGTCTGTCACTAAATACTCCAAAACTTCCTCTTCAGTTACCTTATTAAGAATTTGACCTTCTCTACTCCCATCTACATAAACTGTAGCTCCCTTGAGATCATAGATATACTCAAGTGTAAGCTTACTTAACTCCTCTGGTGTTGTTCCCTTGGGCATATTGATGGTCTTTGACACGGCACCATCAGTAAACTTCTGAACTGCTACCTGAGTTTCAAAATGGTCAGCGGGCGTTAGATCATCCGTATCAACGTACCAATCTTCGTGAGCAACATCAGGATTGTCGGATGTAAGTAGCTCCCTATACACAGGATGAACATACATTCTTTCACTAACACGATCCCGTCTCATATAAGCTTTTCTAAATAGAGGCTCAATACCAGAACTAACTTCAGGCAGTAAACTAATAGTACCTGTAGGAGCCATAGCCATAGTAGTAACATTACGTATACCTTTAGCTTTTATATCCATACGTATAGCTGCTGGCAACGTTCTAACAAAGTGGGCTTTACCATACTCGATAGGATCGAACTTAGGAAATGCCCCTTTCTCCGCAGCAAGCTCTATGGAGGCCTGATAAGCAGTGTCTCTGATGAACCTCATCAATTTCTCCACCTCTGCCACAGCCTTATCTGACCCATATCGGACTTTCTTGGCAAATAGATACTCGGCCATACCCATTACCCCAAGACCGATTCTACGTCCATTGTGGGCCTTAATATCGATCTCTCTCAACACATACTTATTGGTGTCTATAATGTTGTCGAGAAATCTAACAGCGGTTCTTATTACTCTCTCCAATTTCTTCCAGTTGGTGTTTACATTACCCGTAATGAAGTGAGGCAGAACCAAGGAGCCTAAGTTACAAACTCCATAAGATGCCAAAGGAACTTCACCACATGGATTGGTGGAAAGAATTGGATCGAAATAGTAAGAGTTGTTACTTCTCAAATTGTCCCAATTGATTAGTCCAGGCTCAGCACACTCTACCATATTCTTTATTACTTTGTCCCAAATATCTCTCGCTCTAATGGTGCCATAGTTCTGTTGAGCAAATTTAAACTGCCATTCTTTATTAGCCTCCACAGTTTCAAGAAAATCCTCGGTAACTGCCACAGATATATTGAAGTGCGAAAGCTTACCATGTACTAATTTAGCATCTATAAACTCCATAATATCAGGATGCGTAGCATTCATACAAGCAATAGCAGCAGCACGACGTTGTCCACCACTTTCAATGGTGCCAGCAACAGCATCAGCGGCCTCCAAAAAACTAACTGGACCTGAAGAGCTACCTCCCTTTCTCTTAATGATCGCCCCTCTTGGTCGCAAGAACGACAAGTTACAACCAACACCACCACCCTCACTCCACAGGATCAGTGAGTCTTTTAGATAAGAGCCAATCTCTTCTATTGAATCCCCAAGGGGCAACACATAGCAATTGAACAACGACCCGCTTGCTCTTCTACTATTTCTTAAAATTCTTCCGCCTGGAAGAAAATCCATATTATAAATTATCTCTGAAAACTCATCGGCAAACTTCTTCATGTGACCGTTCTCAACTACAGCTGCTTCGGAACCCACTCTCGCGGCACAGTCTTGCCAGGTCTCGCCGGGCATAAAGTACCTCGATTCCGCAATTTGTAAGGCATTATCAGACAACTTTGAATTTCCCATATATATTACTACCTCCTATTATCTTCCTGAGTGACCCATGCCACCAACACCTCTTGCTGTGACACTTAATTCGTTATAGCCCACGTCCAAAAAATGCCCAGTAAATACCGGAGCAAATTTCATCTGTGCTACTCTGTCCCCTACATTAACATAAAAAGTACCCTCTCCGTGATTTATTAACGGGGTCTTAATCTCCCCCCTGTATCCAGCATCTATAGTTCCGGGTGAATTAAGTACGGTAACCCCATACTCAACAGCAAGACCACTGCGTGGCCTAATCTGGGCTTCGAATCCTTCTGGAATTTCCATGGCAAAACCAAATGGTATTAATCTTCTCTCTCCTACTGGAATAGCACAATCCTCGACGGCGTATAAATCACACGCCACATCACCTGGTCTCGCATAAATCGGAATCTTAGCCTTCTCATGTAACTTCTTATAATACACTTTTATATCATTCATTATTGCTCCGCTCCACATTTTTTACATATAAGTTTCTTTTTACCATTCTCTTCAACAAATGTCATTTCTGATCCGCCACATTCTTTACCTGATGCTTCATCCTCACAACAACTCTTTAGCCAACACGGCCCTATAAGAGCATCAGTCTCCATTGGAATTAGACTAAAGTAGTAACCAAATCCATCTTCTAGAGACTTGGCTACCAACTCTGATACTTCATACTGCTGATCTTTATGGCACTCAACCACTACTTCATCATGAACTGTAAGTACCAGTTTAGCATCATAACCACCCTTCTCTAGACGATCCACCAAATAAATCATAGACTGTTTAATAGTGTCAGCGTTAGCTCCTTGAATACCAGCGTTCTTTGACTGTCTCTCAACAGAAGCAGACTGTCTCTTATAGTCAGGATGTGAGTAAGGAGGCAAACTATAAAATCTCTTACGCCCACTTACAGTTTTACTGAATCTATTTCTAACCCCATCTCTGCCAGCTTTATCAAGATATTTCTTGACTCCGCTGTAACGTTCAAAATATATAGTGATCATTTTGTCGGCTTCTTTGTCAGTTATACCCAAACGTCTGGCCAAACCAAACTTTGTCAATCCATAACAAAGACCGAAATTGATAGCCTTGGCATCTCCCCTACGATGGGGGTCACCAAAAACTTCTTTAGCAGTTCTGGTATGTAAATCGATACCGTTAGCATAACAATCTATAAAGATCTCGTCCTCTGAAACGTTACCAAGTATTCTCAACTCGGCCCCTGACATATCAGCTGTTATCAACACGTAATCATCGTTCTTTGCTGTAAAACCACTCCTATACTTCTGCTTCTTTGGAATGTTCTGTAGATTAGGTCTGGCACTTGACATACGCCCAGTCGAAACCATCTGTCTGAAGGTAGTATGAAGTCTACCAGTTACTGGATTTATCCTATCTAACAGAGCTTGACCGTAAGTGGAAACTAATTTTTGTGCTTTCCTATAGTCAAGAAGCTGATCTATAATAGGTATACCTCTATGTTTGCCTAAACTATCTACACTGGTATTCTCCAGCTTAATCCCATATTTGAATAATACCTTCTTAAGCTGTATAGGGCTATTCAAGTTGATCAATGACGTACCAAACAACGTTACCTGGTCCTCCTTTTCAGAAAGAGCAGCTGAAAGCCTCCGCTCCAAATCATCTCGTTCATCAGCAATATCGATCATCATTTCTTGCCAAGCCACTTGGTCGATCGTAATACCGTTCAACTCCATTTCACACATAGGGACCGTAAACTCAAATTCTAAACGGCTTACATCTTCAAATCCGTGACTCCTTATAAGGTTAAGCTGTGCATCCATGATCTCATTGAGTATAAGTACATCATTGGCTGCGTACTCCAGTTGATACCGTTCAAACTCCCTGTTATAATCCGAAAAAGTATTAGATGGTTCTTTATCTATAGTCAATCCAAGGTACTTAAGAACAAGAGATGCCAAGTCGGCACCCTTCATTGATATACCTAGATTAAAGAGCTGTTCCGCAAGCATGGTATCATATATGTTTTTTAGATAGTAACCTCTTGACAACTTTATCAACTTCATATCGAAAACTGCGTTCTGTAGAACCTTTAATATGTTAGGATTATTTAATACAGGATCTAGCATACTCAAATGGACATTGCTGTGTTCTGTGTCGTGCCTTACATCAAAAACATAAGCCATGTTTTGAAGACCGACTTGGACCAAAGTTATTTTGGCCTCATAAGGATCTAAACTTGTTGCTTCTGTATCTATAGGTAAACGTGGATATCTAAGTATGTCTTCTAAAGCTGGACCGACGTCCTCTTCCCTGGTTATATACTTATAGTTAGGTTTAGGTAACGGTACACCTGCTGTAGCGAGCATTGACATATTTCTTGCCTCCAATTCTTTATTTCACAACCATTATTTCTATTATTTTGAATAGGTAATTAACAAACTTGTTATCGGCATTTTTTCCTTGGTCATAGATAGGTACCGTTAATACGTCAAGAATGTTAGAGTACCTCTTAGCTTTAGATAAATTCCTCTCCTTTCTCAAACATCCGGCAAAGTAGCCAGCTACTGCCATCCTTGTTGATTCGATATTAAATCCCTTAACTGTCTTCAACTCTTTAAACAAGGCCAGAGAGGTAGCCCACTCTTGTTTTATCAACGCCCGACTTAACTCTATAATCTGTGGGTTTTGTTCATCAAGAATTGATCCAGTTATAACCTCTTTAGCAATATCAAGATCCCACGAGCCCTCGTCCTCAACCATCTTTAGCCAGCCAAGAGCGTCTCTTGACACACCCTCTGCGGTCTCAGTTATGAAGCTGACAATTGGGCGGGTATAGTTCATACCCTCAAACTCACAGACATTTATAAGGAGCCCTTCTATAAGCTCATTTGGTAATCGTCCAAAATTTAAACGGGACTGTTTTGTTCTGCTGTGAAAAGCTTTTTCTTTAATTAAGTCAGGTTGGTCTGTACAAAAAATAAAGTACACATGATGGTAGCCATCCTCTACAACTTTCAACAACAAATTAACGCTGGCGGTAGTAAGGGCATGGGCTTCATCGAAGATTAGCACTTTGAATTTAGAACTGAAGGGTGCCGAGGCAAGGCTACTTACTATATCTTTAACGTCTCCCTTTGTACCAGTACTGGCTACGTTTATCTCAGCCACATCCATACTGTTGTAGTTAAGAATCTCTTTACAACAATCACACTTGAGGCAGGGCTCTGAGCCTATACCCTCCTGACAATTCAAACCCAAGGCTATAATTCTGGCGGCGGTAGTCTTACCACAACCAGCAGGACCTGTAAAGAACATAATATGTGGAGTGTTCTTCTTGTCTAACCCACTCTTTATGATTCTTTTGTTTGTAGCGTTACCAAGCATCTCGTCAATCTTACAGGGTCTATAAACAGTCGTAATATCATTGGCTCCTGACCGTGTGTCACGTCTAATAAGCATAAAACTCTCCTTTTCTCAGTCCCTAACTTAAGCATCAATTTCTATTTGTCAAGTCCTTTAAACCAATTTGTTGTCTTCTGTAAGATTATCATTTATTAAATCATCTAACTCATTAAAGGAAAGCCTATAACTTAATGAATCTGCGAAATTAAATATGTTATCAATAAGATCTCCGCTTGCTATCACTATCATAACAAACCTCTCTGCTTCAGGGTTAACATAGATAGGTATGTTCCACAATTTAAGACCGTCTGGAGGACTCCCTACCTTTATATCACAGTTTACACTACCCCTATCTACCAGCTCCATACACAAAGCAAAATCCTTAGTGCCTAGGACCAGAATCTTAGGGGACTTTACCCCACACTTTCTATTTGTGGCCAAAAGTTGTTCATTTATTCGACTACAAAGTTTTTGGTAAGCCAAGTTAAGGGCCTTACTCTCATTGTTCTCTGCAATAACAGTTTCTCTACTCATAATTATTCCCTCCTTATCCTTTTCTATTTGTTAAATCTTAAACGTGACAACACATCATAAATCTCACCTATGACCCCGCCGCCACCAAACACATTGAGCACACCGTCATACAATTCTTTCCTGGAACTTATTATTCTTTGTAGTGGTGGAGCACTATCATTAGGACAAAAGGACAGCGGCACCATGTTCATACATTCTATGTCAGAAAACAGACTACCTATGTATATAACTTCCTCTGGTGACACCCTATAACGTTTCATAATGTCCATCAAAGCATGCTTCTTATCGTCCTTGGCCCAGAAGAATGGCAAATTCTTGGATCTCATATAGTTATAGGATACATTATTATCCGAGGACAAAAACACGAAAATATAGTCCTTTTTGAGCAAATTTATAACTTCGAAGTCCCTCATATAGTAAAGTTTAAATAATGTATTCCCCATGTTATCGATGGGAGAGAGGCCTTCAGTGATAATACCGTCGACCTCGCTAACTATTAATTTTACTTTCGAACACATCTCATTAAGCATATTTATCACCTATATCTATTAACTCATAATGACTCAACTGTCTCAACTGAACTTCCAATTCAGGCATTGGGAACTCCACATCATATCTATTAGTAAACAGACTTCGATCACAAGGATCAAAAGTTTCATGAGCATTCACCGTTACATTTAAATCATAAGCAGATGAGATCATTTTCAATAATTGATATTTAGAAACTGTATGGGGAGCGTATACATGTTTGACCCCTTTCCAAAACAGCCTACTGTATATAATATGATCGCATAACTTGGCAAATTGTAAACAAGTTATACCGTTCCAATAATGATTGGTGTACCCATTGACTTCCTTACCTGCTTGGGCTTTAACCCACTCCAACAATGACAGCTTGCCTGTTAATTCTTCTCCAATTATAGAGGTCCTTATGACCGAGGCTCCTTCAGGCTCTCCTAAAGATTTAGATACTCCGTACAAATCTTTAGCGGTATGTGACGAGTCCTCAGAATACCTCCCCTGTGACCCGTCATAAACACAATCTGTAGTTATGTGAATAAGATGGGCATCCTTTTCTCTACAAGCCTCTTGTAACAATAAAGGAAACATCGTGTTGGCAGCTACAAAATCCAGTCTGCTTGCTCCTTGTCTTTGTTTTATAACTCCTACACAGTTTATAACCACGTCACCAGGCTTTATGTTACTAGCTATAAAAGCTTTATCAGCAGTCACAGCATCCAACTGAGCTCTTGTAGTACCAGTCACCTCATATTTGTCTATTAAATAATTATGAACGTATCTACCAAGCATCCCATTCTTACCTAATACTAAAACTTTCATATTAAAAATCCTCCCTTGTTAAGTAACTCTGTTAAGTACTCAACATCTTTAACGTTATCAGAAGAGGAAAACCTCTTAAAGTCTACTTTGTTAAGGTGCTCAACGTATCTATAATCCCTGTCTATATGTACATCTGGCATTATAACATAATAGTCGTCATTATATACGTAAGTCCTCTTGGACTCATGCTCTGACACAAGTTCTTCATCCATTTTCTCACCGTCTCTTATACCGATC